TGCCGGATTTTATACACTAGACGATACATATACGGAACCGGTAAGGCTGGGATGGTTTCTCCCGGCCCCGGCCCCCTAATAGGGAGCGCGTCAGCATTGGAGTTTCCAATGAAGAGCCATAAAGCTCCTCGATTGGACTCAACAATATCGCCAACGCGTGGCGTTAATGTCACCGTCTTCTCGGTGAATTGAGGCCAGGGCACAATGATGTGCCCTTGCTTCGTCATCGCCGCAGTGACGGCTGTCTGTGTATCGTCTCCGGTAGGGACGATATTTTCGGCTGAAAGCGTCAGAACGAGCCGAGAGGCTCGATCCGTCGCGATCATTATCCCTGAGATGATGACCACATCCACTGAGACCAACTTAAAGTGGGTCCCAATGGCAGACGCCGGTGATTGCGCATTAGTATTGTCGTACATGTTAAAACATGCGACAGTATTAGGCGCCACAGGTGTCCATGTGGTCGTCGTCCAGGTGATTAAATTTTGATTGTTAACCGGTTGTCTCCGGTTGGGGCTAGGGTTCATTGCCAGAGTTCCTTGGCGTTGAAGAGTGGCCTGACGGCGTCTCCTCTGTGCTTCGGCTCGGCTAATTTGCCCATTTGCGACCATCTTGGCGAATCTGTCCATATTTGATTATGTTACTGTTAAGGTGTTCACAATTTCTTTTATTTACAGATCATCATTACGAGCACCATCACTCATAAATCTATCGACCCTGCAAAGCAGGTCAGACAATCCATTGTGGTGTCGGAGATCATACTCCAATTGTTTTCTCCACTGTCCGTAGAGATCGTCGTTGGGATTCTTTCCTAGGAAACGGAAAAGTGTTTTCGTCCACGATTCAGGTTCCCCACACCATTTTCCATTCCAAGAGGTGGAACAAAATGAGAAAACATCTTTCTCACTCAGTTCAACACCTTTCGTTTGAAAGCCTAGCTTGTTATATTCCTCCAAAAGACCTTCAAGGTAACGTTCTAAAGCATCGTCACCCATCTGACCTCCTTCAGCCCGCGCTTCACAATCGCAACCGCAGCCCAATTGGGCGACAGTCGACAAACCGTGTCGCATATGCGAGTTTCCGGAGGACGTACAGTAGGTGCCAGAAGCAACAATACCAGGAGCTGTCTGTTCAAACATCTCACCAGAAGGCAACTGAAACACTTTCCTATGTAGTCCATGGGAGTAATTTCGTACAAGCCGGGCCCATCCACCTGTGGCGTTTCCCGTCGCTAAACGGTACTCAACCTCAAGTTTTAAGAGCCATTCAGGAACACTCCAATCCCAAGCTTTGATATCAGAGCTGCAGATGTCGTATTCTTTTTGGCGAGCCTGAAACCACGCGAACAGTTCTTTCTGTCCCTCGTCGTGTAGGCCCATACCCGGTTTGAATGGAATATAATTGCACAATTTGATCTCTAGTTTATTTTGACGCGAGTACAAGACTCGCTCAATTACACTATCAACCAAAGAGACACTAGAAATAATTCTGAGTCGTTGTGCATTAATCTTCTCAAGCTTGTGAGGTTCATCCTTAATGAATACGTAAATCGGGTCACGATATCCTCCAAGAACTAACTCACTAGGCTTAGTCGGCAATTGATCCTCAAGAAGAAGGAGCATGCGCTCAAGAACAAGTCTTGAGACACTGTCCCAATCTTCAAGCCAGAAATCTTTCTTTCCATTAATGCTGGAGAGGGGGATGCCCGGGGTGGAGTCCTCTTTGCTCTCTAAAAGAGCTATGAAAACTTCCCTCAGCAATCCTGGACCCTCTGAAACATCTTTGCAACCAGAACCAAGAAACCTCAAAGAAGCATTTATAGCCTCTCGAGTCTCCTCAACAGATTGTGCTCGCGTTTGATTGCGAGTGCCGAGAGAAACTTTCTCTCGAAATCCTCGGGGGACTCCGTTAGGAGGGTTTGGAGTGTCGACTTTTGTTGAAGCTGGTTGGGCTTCAACTCCTTGACATGATACTGGCGCGTTAAGATGAAAGTCATCTTTTCCTCGGGCGTAAAACTCGTTCCAGCCTTTACGGATTTCTCCGACGGCTTTTTCGATTGCGCGAGTAATCTTTCGCTGGTCTGGGATTTCTCGGTCTTGTCTGAACAGGGAACCGTGGTATCCAAGACTTGCGAGGATTGCTCTGCGTTGTTTGTTTGGCCACGCGAGGTTGCAGGTTTCGGGGAAGGCGGCATGGATTTCCT